CACCGGCACATAGACCCGATGGATGCGCGGTACCCGATGGATGCGCGGTACCCGATGGATGCGCCGTCACCGATGGATGCGCCGTCACCGATGGATGCGCCGTCCCCGATGGATGCGTCGTCCCCGATGGATGCGCCGTCACCGATGGATGCGCCGTCCCCGATGGATGCGTCGTCCCCGATGGATGCGCGGTACCCGATGGATGCGCCGGGCCAAACAACCGACTCAGCATAAATAAATGTTTCTTCGGGGATGATCGCATCAACTGCTACAATTCCTCCGATGCTGCCGTCCGGATTTACCCAACGGCGAGCTGGCGCCTCTTTCCATCCGCCGAACATGTGCGTGAATGTTTGCTGCTTGTCTGTGGTCATATCCTTCCCCTGTGCCGTTTCGATGAATTCACTATAACATATAAAAAATGTATAGCAAGGCTTGCGCGATATTATTTTTATGTTATTCTGACCTCATTGAAGCGAGGATGTTTATGAAACCATCAACTTTTTGGCAGTCACTAGATTCTGAAGAGCGCAACGCCTTGGCTAAGGCTACAGGCAAGAGCAAGCAGCTTTTAAGTAATATTTTCATGGGGTTACAGTTTTCAGCTCTTCCTACCGCAATTGACATTGCCAGGCATTGCGACAACCTGATTGACCCGCTGGATCTGATCAGCCCTGAGAACAGAAAGGCAGTGAAGGTCATTTCTGGCCAGAAAGGTTAACTACAACGGAGAAACAAAATGGCAAGCAAAAACAACCCAACAAGCAGTGCAGACCTGATCCGAAAATACAGTAAAGCCAGGGTAATTAGCTCGAATGGTGGAAGGGTCGCGCATAGCCGCCTTCGCCCTCTGACCAGCGAGTATGTAAAGGAAGCAATGATTCGGCAATATAAATAATAAATCCGCCAAGATAACCCGACAGCCCGCCCAGTCTTGCGGGCTTTGGCGGTGCAAGAAGACCACCAGGAATCACAGGCCAAGCGTGCCGGAGGGTAAAGCCATGTGAACTTCAATTCTACAGTGCAGCCCCGTTTCGGCGGGGCATCTACCGATAACCACTCTTTGTATGGGTTAGTGGCGGAGTCAACACTAATTTAGCCAGCGGACACTGGCGAGATGGAGAAAAGATGGCGAACTGCCTGAAGCCTGATCGCGTTTGCGTGAGGGTCCATCGTCGGGAGAGTGGTTTTCAGTGGGTGGCTAAACAACCAATTCTGAGAACCGGCATTATGCGCGGGAACACTGGGAGCGGTTGTGAATGGTGCAGAGTCCTGTCAACCACTCGACCGCCCTGGCGTCGTTAAAGGCCAGGACCTAGACGCATGGCGGTTGCAGGCGAAAGCCATATTCCGGTAACGGTGCAACGTATTCCACCCACGAGCTTGGTTAGAACGACAAGAGTGGATGCAGCCGCCATTCGTGTGGGTGAGAGTATGGAGCCATAGTGAGGATTTGAAGCCTATCGTCATGTGAAAGATGACTCCGCGCGAATCCTTTTCGCGCGAGGCCGGTGAATAGTTGAGGATCAATAAACCGGCGCATGATTCAGCCGACTGACGGACGATTCCAGGAGTAGCACCCCGGCACCTACATCAACAAGCGCCGGTAACTCAACTGGTTAGAGTATCCGACTCATAATCGGAACGTTGCAGGTTCGACCCCTGTCTGGCGCACCAAACAACGCAGAGATAAGCTCAAGGCGAGCATCCGGAAGCCAGCCGGAAGGAAAGACGACGGTCTCACGTTCGATTCGTGGTCTCTGCTCCAAACAAAAAGTGAGGAATATCATGGCAAAGGTATGGGTAACACGGTATGCACTTACCGACGGAATCAAGGAAATGGAAGGCGAGATACATGATGATGGATATTTTCATCCTGACGGCTATTGGTCATACATACCAAAAAAACAATGGCACCACACAAAAGCCGAAGCCATAGCCAGCGCCGAAGAAATGCGCATTGCAAAGCTGAAATCGCTGGACAAGCAGATCAAGAAAATCAGCGCTCTGAAGTTTGAATAATAGCGAGGAAGCCATGACAGCAGCAGCCGAAATTGCAGATTTTAAATTTTTCGCACCGGCATCGACCGACATGGTTGACGGCCTGGTTGCACAATACAGAGCGACCCGCGAAAAAATTGAGCGCACGGCTGCGATCATGACCGGCGAGCTGTCTGGCACTATTGGCTATTTCATCGAAGGCAATCGCGATCGACGCGATCAATGGTACCACCTGGAAAGGCTATTCGATGTTCCTGGAGCGGTCGCGGCGCTCAACTCTGAATACTGGCAGCGCACCCTAAAGCTCACTGATGTTATAGACTGCATGCCGCAAAAACGGCGGGACGAATGGTTTGACCTGATCCGCGAGAAAAAGGCGCCTGATTTCGAGGAAGAGACCGTGCGCAATACCCTGATGGATTTGCTGCAGATGCGCTCGCAGTTTTTCGCTGAGCGCGTCGATGGAATATTCAGGGCATTGTCCGGCGAGCACGTCACGAACCGACCCGAAGGCTTTGGCAAGCGCATGATAGTGGGATCTGTCATCGACAGCTTTGGTCTGACCAACAGCAGCAAAGCCGGTTATATAGGCGACCTTCGCGCTGTGGTTGCGAAATTCATGGGCCGGGACGAACCCGGCTATGGCGCCACTGACCAAGTCATTCGAGCATGCAAACGAAATCCAGGACAGTGGATGCTGCTGGATGGAGGGGCGTTGAAAATCCGCGTTTACGCCGGAGTCGGAACTGCACATATCGAAGTTCACCCAGACATGGCATGGCGCCTGAATGCTGTACTGGCCAGCATTTACCCCATGGCTATTCCGCCAAAATTCCGCCAGAAGCCGAAGCGCAAAACAAAAGACGTCCAGCTTATTCAGCGGCCATTGCCTTTTGATGTTGTCAATATCCTGGCAAAGCTGGAAGAAGCGCAGGAACTGGTTGATGAGATTCGCCGCCAGTTCAAAAGAATCCCCAATACGCGATATTTGCCTATTGCCTACCGTGACAACAAATTCGCAGTGAAAGAGGCGGAACGTGTACTGGAAAGCATTGGTGGCGAGCCTGACAAGCTCGGGTTCTGGCGGTTTGATTACGACCCCCAGGCTGCTCTGGATTGGATTGTTTGCAGCGGCTGCATTCCTGACGACAAATCACATCAGTTTTACCCCACGCCCGAAAAGTTGGCGCTCATTGCAATTGGGCTGGCAGAAATTGAGCCGCATCACATGGTTCTGGAGCCCAGCGCAGGAACTGGCGCAATTGCCGATCTGATTCCTGAGTGCAAGCACCTGACCTGCATCGAGGTTAGCAAATTGCGGGCAGAAGTTTTGCGGGTAAAAGGTCGCTACGTTGTCACCGGAGATTTTCTCAAGCACCCAGGCCGTGGCAGTTTCGATCGCATTGTCATGAACCCCCCTTTCAGCGACGGAAGATGGCAGGCGCATGTTCAGGCAGCAGCAGAGCAGGTCACTAACGGTGGTCGCCTTGTCTCCATTCTGCCGGCCTCAGCAAGAGGCAAGGACATCCTGCCTGGTTGGTCTTGCGTATGGCACGGTCCCTATGAAAACGAATTTGCTGGCACTTCGATTGCAGTCGTGATTTTGATGGCGGACAAAGCATGAAAATCAACTGGCAACTCCTAATCTCACTCCTGCGCTCACACGGAAAATCAACCACCACCGTGGCCAAAGAAACCGGCCTGAGCAAAGACGCATTGGGCAAAATTTCAAACGGCACGACGAAGCGCATGTTTTTCGAGGATGGTCTGACGCTTCTGGATTATGCCAGTGACGTTTTGGAGCCTGGGGAGTTGGGGCGGGTTCGGGTGGAGGCCGCATGACCGACGAACACCAAAAACGCTGCCTATATCGCCTCTGGTGGCCCAAGCGCAATGATCGGTGCCTGCTGGCACCCAAGCAGACCCACAGCGAGCGATTTCGGCAGATGTACGGGGAAACCCTTGAGGAATACCACAAGCGGCTTGGTGAGCAGGAGAGGCGCCAGGCGACGGTGAAGTTTTACCAGAAAGCAGGAGAGTAAGGATGTCAGAGAAACATAAAGATAAAAAGGATTTTCATTGGCGATGCCATGACTGCGGGAAGGCAGTAAAAAAGGATTTATGGGTTCCGAAAGATCATCGGTGGAAAAAGCATGCACTCTGTAGCAACTGTTTAGACAATTATGATGACCCTCATTGTTTATGAGCAAATCGAGTTTATCGAAGCCTGCGGAGGCCACCATGCGTAACTGCAAACACTGCAACTTCCCGCACCATTTCGTCGGAGATGGATCTTTCCGGTGCGATAACTGCGGGCGGCACAACGGAGCCAAGACTGATCTGGAAGGCATGCTGGAGCCGAAGAGGGAATATAGCGATGGTAGCCCTTTACCTGGCCTGGATGAAATCGAAAATTCAACGGAGAGCGGGAATGAAAACTAAAGAGCAGCGCGAGAAAGAGTTCCGGGAAGAACTGGGTGCTCTGCTTGAGAAGCATTTGGCCAGTATTGAAATGCAAGATACAGGTCTTGGATTTATGCCAGAATGGGAAATGTTTGTCGTAATGGATTCTGAATATGATCACATCACTAATGAATTAGTGTTGGAATATGCGGAGTTCAGATTATGACTAGTTACCTAACTCGATCCGATTGGTCTTGATGATTAATTGAATAGGAAAGTAAATGAGAATTTTAATAGCCTGTGAGTATAGCGGAAGAGTCCGCAGCGCTTTTTCTGCGCTTGGACATGATGTATGGTCTGCTGATTTTGAGCCGGCAGAGGATGGAAGCGATAGGCATTATCAAGGTGATTGTTTCGACCTAATCAATAGTGAACACTTTGATATGATGATTTGTCATCCACCATGTACACATTTGGCAGTGTCTGGCGCTAGATATTTCCCGCAAAAACGAGCTGATGGTAGGCAGCAGGCTGCGCTTGCTTTTGTCCAACGGCTACTAGATGCGCCAATTGAGCGGATCGCGTTGGAAAACCCCATTTCGATTATCAGTACAGCCATTAGAAAGCCTGACCAGATTATTCAACCGTGGATGTTTGGCCATGGAGAAACAAAGGCGACGTGCCTGTGGCTTAAAAATCTTCCGCCGCTCAAGGCAACTGATATTGTCGATGGGCGTGAAAACAGGGTACACAGGATGCCTCCCAGCCCTAATCGCTGGAAGGAACGCAGCCGGACGTATCTTGGAATTGCCCGCGCTATGGCTGAGCAGTGGGGAAAATCCAAAGAGGAATTGAGCTGAAATGACTAGCCACATAACCCAATCCGAACTCGAAGCCCTGGAATCATCCGGCCTTCCAAAAGACACGCCGTTCCTGATTCGTGGTGTTAGTCATACTCAGTTCAGTATTGCCCGACATTATGGTGGAGCAACGTTCAACGGGTGGGCCTATATCTACCTACCGGATACCGACGAACTTATCCGGCAGGACGTTATGAAGTGGCTGAATCGGCACCGGAAGATGGAAAGCAAGCAGTCTGAATTGATCAAATAGAGAGGAATGGAAAAGCCCCTTGCCATAACGGTTCGGGGCTTATAGAATTGAATCAGCGCCGTGATAAGCGTAAATCGAAGGTATGGCAGTCCTATTTTGCGTGGGCCGGTTCGTACCGTTTCAATGTCTATCCAATTAGATGCCCTTCGGCGGAATTATCGCCGTTCCGGTCTACTCAAAATAGGATTGTTGCATGCAAGAACAACCTCTTACGGCTGAAGAAGAAGCCAAAAAACAAGCCAAACGTGAGGCCAAGAAAAAGCGCAAGGCCAACGCAAAAGCACAAAAAGCCAGAGAAAAGGCCAACAAGCTAAAAAAGGAACAGGCTGAACTGCTTGTTTCCTTGACCTATGAATGGCTTAAAACGTTCGATGTATTCAAGAATAACCAACCTCTCGCTATCGGCATTCATCAGCAGATAGAACCGCCAAAGCCTATTACCCAATCCTTTGTCAGCAGGGCCGTTGCTCGACATGTATGGACAATTCCATACCTGACCGCCATGACAGACCCAAAGGCCATCCGTGTCAATCTTGATGGTACGCCATTTGGCGAGGTAGGCGAATACGCCGCTTCTGAGTCTCTCAGAAGGTTATCGTTAATTGGTGAAAGTAATGGCTAGGGCTCGCAATATCAAGCCAGGGTTTTTCCTAAACGAATATCTTGGAACATGTGATCCCCTTGAGGCATTGCTTTTTGAAGGGCTATGGCTTTTGGCTGATAGAGAAGGAAGGCTTGAATTCCGTCCACTCCGGATAAAGGCGCAGATATTCCCATACCGTGACCTGAGCGCTCAAGTAATTACTGGATACATTCGGAACTTGTCGAGTAATGGTTTTATAGTGCTGTATGAGGCAGACGGAAACCAATACATTGAGGTATGTGGCTTTCTTGAGCACCAGAACCCGCACAAAAACGAAAAGGCATCAGACATACCCGCGCCACCTGAAAAATCAACAGCTTGCAATAAATCCAGTAATTACACGACAAGTACCGATAATATCGGAATCACTCCGGCTGATTCTCTGAATCCTGATTCTCTGAATCCTGATTCTCTGAATCCTGAAAAAACACTTACGGGAAATCCCGTTGAACCGGCTAACGCCAGTTCGTGCCCACATGCCGAAATTGTTAAGTTATATCACGAACTTTTGCCTGAACTGCCAAGCATTCGAGACCTAACACCAAAACGACAGGCTGCGCTTAGGGCAAGATGGAAATCTCATAAACGGTTTCAAGACCTAAACTGGTGGCGTGATTACTTTCTAACCGTCAAGGATTCAGATTTCTTAATGGGACGATTGCCAGGAAAGACTTGGCAAGCAGATTTTGATTTTTTGATCAGGTCCGAAAAATTCCAGAAGATCATCGAGGGAGGATACCAGAATGCAGCCTGACCACGAGCCGATGATGGACGTCGAGCGCCTGTTCAGTATCGAGGCCGAGCAATTCACGCTGGGAGGCATCCTGATCAATCCTGAGCGGTTTGAAGACGTCGCGGCCATCGTATCGCACAAGGATTTTTTCCGGCTTGAGAACCGCCGCATCTTCGAGGCCATGACCGATATTCAAAATCGGGGCGATACCTTGGACATCGGCTTGCTGGCTGATCATCTGGAAAAAACGCATCGCGACACAAACTGGTGGGTGACTTGCGCCACGATCAGCAAGAACACTCCCAGCGATTACAACGTAACGGCCTATGCCGCCAAGGTCGCTGAATATTCCAAGTTGCGCATGATGTACCAAGCCGGCATGGCAATTCAGACCTTGGCAATGGATGCAAACCGCACCCTGACCGAGCGCCTGGAGGCTGCTCACGAACAGCTTAGCGCTCTGAGCGCCAATACCAGCGAGCAGGGGCCCCGATGGATACGGGAAGGCATGCGCAAGTTCCTGGAGCATCTGGACAAGTGCAGGATGGCAGAGGGCGGTATTACCGGATTGCCAAGCGGATATTCCAATTTTGATGAGCGCCTCGGAGGTCTGCAGCCTGGAGCTTTGATCGTCATAGCTGGCCGCCCGGCTATGGGCAAGTCTGTTGTTGGTCTCAATATGGCCCGCCACGCGGTTTTTTCGCTAGGCAAAGCCGCCATGTACTTTTCGCTCGAAATGCCCGAGGAGGAGTTGATTGGACGGCTGACAGCGGATTTCTGCAATCTTCCCTACGACAAAGTGCGCCGGGCCGATTTCGATGAAGAAGAGTGGCCAAAGTTGACGCGTCTTGTGGGCAATTCAAAAGATTCAGATTTGATAATTGACCAGACGCCTGCACTATCAATCAGCCAGATCATTTCACGCGCAAAACGTATTCAGAGAATAAAAACACTTTCGCTCATTGTTGTTGACCACATGCACCTTGTCGAAGCCGATGGCGAAAATGAAGTCATCCGGGTGGGCAAGGTATCTGCTGGCCTTAAGCGCCTCGCCAAGGAACTGAATTGCCCTGTGGTGGCGCTTTGCCAGCTCAGCCGTAAGTGCGACGACAGACCGAACAGGCGCCCGATCATGTCAGACCTTCGGCAATCGGGAAACATCGAGCAGGACGCAGATGTGATCGCCTTTGTATATCGCGATGTGGTTTATAACGCAGACACTTCATACCCAGAAGTCATGGAGCTTATTTCGCGGAAGGTTCGCGGCGGTCAGACTGGGACTGATTGGTTTAATGCGCAACTTGGATTTTGCAGATTTGTTCCAGGTGACAAGCCTTCTGATATTGTCGAACAGATACCATACGCGAAAAGCAGGAGAAGACAATTATGAAACACGTTTCAGAACCATTGGCGCGAGTCATCAAAAATATTGCTGACAAATCGCCAGAGAACAAAGCGAAGATATTGGAAATCATCAAGGATCTGAAAGAGAAAGCAGAAGCCAAGCAGGCAGCGAAAGAGCAGCAGGCCAAGAATGATATTGCAAAATCAGAGAAAGAGCGGGCAGAGCGATTCAACGGATATAGCGAAAGTCTTGCGAAAGATCACACCAACAAGAACTTTAGCGGGATGATGGGGTGGCGGCTATGAATCCTGACGCATGGGCAACACAATGCTGCTCGACAAGTTTAAAAAATGCTGAACGTTCTGAAATAGAAAAACACGTTCAGGAATTTCTGAAAGCGGGCGGCAAGATCAAACGGGAAGAAATCCAGCAGCGATCAACTGAAGTCAGCCAAGCGTTTTCGATTCACAAGAAGCCAGGACCAGGGAGGCCGAAGAAGCATGTTTAATTTGTTTGGGTTGGTAGTATTTCTTATCTGGTTCTATCTTGTCGTTGAGGCGAATTACGAGCGGGATATGATGATTCTGGATCATAAGGCAATGGAATTTGAGCGGATGGTGATACTCTATGGCACGCACAAAAGCAAAGTTAACTAAAGGCAACACTTGTTATTGCGGTGTTTGCGGAGAATATTTCAGTACGCTTTCCAACTTCGACCGGCACCGCACCGGAAAACATGGCAGCAAAGTGTGCGCTGATCCTGCATCTGTCGGCCTCGTTATTGGGTCTCGCGGAGAAGGTACAGTGTGGCGTATGCCTGGGCGTGAAGAATGAAGCAAATTAGCGGAAAGCCAAAGACATGCAAGCAATGCAAAAAGAAATTCATTCCTGAAAGAACTTTTCAGAGGTATTGCAATGTTTCATGCGCTTTGATTTTTGCTAAAGAGAAAACCAAAAAATATCAGAAAGCCGAACTCAAACAGAAAAAGGAAAAACTAAAAACACGCTCGGATTGGCTTAAGGAAGCCCAGGTTGCATTCAATAGATGGGTGCGTGAAATGGATTACGAAAAGCCATGTATAAGCTGCGGTAGGCACCATAAAGGCCAATATCATGCTGGACATTATAGATCGGTAAAGGCATGCCCTGCACTTAGATTCAACAGACTAAATGTCCACAAACAATGCAGGCCATGCAACGAATTGCTAAGCGGAAACATTATCGAATACCGAAAGAATCTTATTAAAAAAATAGGTGTTCGTGAAGTGGAATGGCTTGAAAAAGATCATCCTCCGGCTAAATATACAATCGACGAGCTGAAGGCTATGAAAAAGCTATATAATAAATTGGCGCGAGAATTAAAAAAGATGAGGGAAGCATGAGCGAATTCAACTGGCGAGACGCATGTATGGCGCTTGTAAATCGGACGAAATCGAAAGAGTTGAACATCACATCGCGGGAGTTAGAGAAAGCGCGAAAAACGGATAATTCGATGCTGATTGAAAACGGGAAATACAAAATCATGGCAGGGCAGCTTCACGAAAACATACCGATTGGTGATTGATATGAGCAATTCAAACGTTATCGAAGCATTTGAAGCAATGTCAACATGCAAAGCATTGCGCTCACTAGCTGATGAACTCGAAGAGGATGGAAGGCTGCATGAATGCGTTGTTGTTATTATTGATGGAGAAGAGGTAGACGTTCGAGGATTTGGCACTAAATGCAATATAGCAGTTGCTAACATACTGATTGATTACGGAAAGCAAAAACTGCTTGGAAGTGATTAATATGAAATTTGAAAACTACGTCGGAATAGATAAACAATCGCGCAAATTTCTCAATTCATGGCTGGATGTGACGTTTGCATATCTATCAAAACAGGATGTAGAGAAAGAAGTCAAGCGGCATGCGAAACTCGTTGCAATGAGCAGCGGGGAGCATTGCGAAACAGTGGAGCGACGGGCGATGGAGTCTCTGAGAAAAGACGAGCGGTGTAATATGCTAGAATTGAATATGCAGAGGCTTTCTGTCGCAACTCTGAGATAACCATGGCCTGGTATCTAATCCGCACGAAATACGGCAACGAAGAGCTGGCCCAGGACAACCTGGAGCGCCAGGGCTTCGCAACATACAAGCCTATGATCAACTTGGAGCGATTACGAAAGGGCAAGCTGGAGGCCCGAATAGAGCCAGCATTCCGCAGTTACGTTTTTGTCAATTTCGATCCCAGAACCCAATCAGCCTACACGATAAATAACACGACAGGCGTCACAAGCCTGGTCAGTTTCGGCGGAATACTCGCCTCAATTCCCAATCAAACCATTGAAATTATTAGGAAAACATTCGAGCATGCGGAACATTCGGACGGCTTTAAATCGGGTGAAGTCGTGCATATCACAGCGGGGCCGCTCAAAGGGTTAACAGCGATATTTCAAGAGCCTAACGGCTTGAAACGATCCGATATCATGCTAGAATTGCTTAAAAAGCAAACCTTGATTACAATTGAAAACAAATTCATATGCCGCTGATCTGGATTGGCCAAGAATTGGCGGTAGCGTCTCTGAACAAAAGAATTAGCGGTGCCGGCGCTTATAAACGTCTGGTGTCGCTGATATAGGGGCACTGATAGCAATATCGTTAAGTGAGCAGGTTTCGTGTCCGTGGACCTCTTCCCCACAGAAACGGCACGGCGCCATCCGTTACCTGGCATAAATTCCTAAGCCGGTCCAAGCCCGGCCTTCTCTCGACCCCGGCCTGCCTCCCCACAGCGCCGGGCTTTTTTAAACTACCGGCCTTTCCGAGAACGCAAATATTCAGCAGCAGCCTCAATGTCAGCTCTGGCCTCTATGGTATCCGGAATCACCACAGGAACCTCTGTAAAACCATCCTGGCGCATTTTGGCCCTACGCCTAGCCTGACGTTCGGCATTCTGTTTGCGCTTGATCTCAGCTTTGCTATCAGCCATGGAAACGATCTCCGAATCCATAACCTGAGTCAGATGCTGGAACAGAAAACAGGGCTTTACGGCGAGTCGTGGAAACAATCGGACGTTTGCCGTTGACAGACACCGGCCTGAGCGCACAAATAGCTGCCAGCCGGAACCGGAAAGATGAGTTAAGTGCCTGAATTTTGGCGATTTGCTGGGAAAGTTTCATAAATCCTCCTTGGATAAAGCCCGGCGAACCGGGCTAGATTGGGTTAAATGCGCTCCAGACTTTCACGGTTTACGCGCGTGACTTGGCCGCCCTCAATGTGGACCATCGGATATGCATTTTCTCGAGCCCTGTGATGAGCGTCCTTGAATCCAAGCCACGGGAAGATCGGCACCATAAAGCAGAGCTGGCCAGATTTTTTGATTCGGTGAGTAAAAACGTTCATAGTTTTCTCCAGAGGTTGTTGTGCCAGGCGAACCGGGCGGTTATGGTTAACTGAATGCGATTTCGGAAAGACGATCCAGGCCGTGGGTTGCCTCGAACGCCCGCAGCCAATCCAAATCAGTTTCACCAGAAAAATTCAGGTTGACGGCTTCGGTTTCTTCGGTCGATGCAAAAACTTCCATTGCCTGCATTAGCTCTTCGACAGTTTTCTCTGTTTGCATGCCGGACCAGGGATTGATTATTGTGATAGTTTCCATGATGTTTCCCTTTTTCAGGCCTTGGCGTCATTGCCTCAGCTCATGAATTAACTATAGCGGAACGTTACTAGTAACGCAACAGAAAAGAGATACCGTTCGTCGGGTTTAGAGACACGATAGTCCCTAAAAATCAAACAGATTCAGGTTGTAACAACAAAACTTCAGGTTAATCAATGAGTTCTGCATCAGATCAGGCAATACAGGCAGTTTTAGAGCGCGAGGGCGGACTCGTTAATGACCCTGATGACCGTGGTGGACTGACAAAATACGGAATCAGTCAGCGCACGCACCAGGATCTGGACATTGCGAATCTGACAAAAGACCAGGCAGCTTCGATTTACAAAGCAGAGTACTGGGACGCACTGAATTTAGACCAGGTTCACGATGTTAATCTCGCCTCAGCGATTTTCGATACCAGTGTTAACATGGGCACCAGCACAGCCGCAAGGCTCATACAGACGCTTGTAGGCGTTGATGTGGACGGCAAAATAGGCCAATACAGCCTGGCGGCTATCAATGCGATCCCGGGCCATTATCTGCTGCCGCTGTATCTGCTGGAGCGTATCGAGGCGTACATTGAGATCTGCTACCACGATCCGAGCCAGAAAAAGTTCCTCACTGGCTGGATTTCTCGTGTTCTCAGCCTGAGATAATGGCGTAAATCACCAAGAAGTCTCCAAAATCTCCGGGACAATACCCGAAAACATGGCGAAATGTGACAAGCACAGTAAAATGATCAAATACAACACAGAGATTTGAGGTCATGTTTTGCACGACGATCCCAGTATTTACACTCAGATTGTGCAATGGTTACTACAGCGTCGCGACCAGTTTGCTACCCTGATCGGATTATTAATTGCCGGTGCCTGGGGTGGACTCATGAGATACGTTGATAATCAGAATGCTAGACATGCAGCGATGAGGCTAGGAGAGGGTGCAATCGAGGTGTCATCGAGTGCATTTGTTGGCGTTGTGATCGGGATGGGAATGCATGCATTTACCTCTGATCTATACAGCATGTGTGCTGCTGCTGCAGTTGCCGGGCACCTTGGGACACGAAACATATTCAAGTTGATCAATAAATGGCTAGATAGGAAGATTGACGAATGAATTGGTCTGACGTCGGAAAATGGCTGGAACAGAATGCAGGCAAAGGCGCTGCTCTGATCGGTTCACTAGCTACTGGCAATGTTCCTGGAGCCGTAGCCGCCGGCGTTTCAATGATCAGCTCAGCCACCGGCACTAACGACCCTCAGAAAGCACTCGCAGCATTGCAGCAAGATCCGCAAACTATCATCGCGCTGCAAAAACTGGCCGACGATGAGAAAGACAGCATCCGCAAGCACCTGGAGGCCATGACAAGCCTGCAACTCCAGGATGCCCAGAAAGAACAAGAACAAACCCAGCTCACAATCCGAAACGGCGACAACTCAGAATATCCATTTGTTCGTTACACTCGACCAGGGCAGAGCTGGCTTAGCCTATTTGCTGCTATCTACTATGCGCTGCATGCACAATCTCCAGATCCTGTAATTCTCGGTGCTCTCTTGACATTGCCATTTGCATACGCGGGGCTGCGCCAGATTGGAAAAGGTGTCAGCGCATTCACACAAATGAAAGCTGCGATCGGGAAATGATGGCCGATCCAGAAAAACAATTAGACGATGAATTTGATAAGAGAATCGTCGAACCGAAAAAATTCACAGTCGAGCTCTGGAATAAATGGATTGATGAGCACAATAGCACCGAACGGAAAAAACATTGCATTTTTTGCGGAGCGGAGTTGAAACGTGAGAAAAATTGAATGGTGGGCAGTTGCAACGTTAGTGATCGCTGTTGTTGCGTTTTACATCAACTGCGCTTATGCGGAAACAATTGTCAGCACGCATCATGAAGAGCAAGCCGCTCGCAATGCCGCCATAGTAATTCTCCACGATAAGGGCTGCACCTTTCCGAGCGAAACCAGAATTGGCGATATCACGCTGACGCAGGAAGACGACGGAACGCTGACTGTCACTAAAAACCTGAAAATTTCTTGCTTGGAATGGAGGCCATCACCACCGACTGGAACAGGAACGGCATCAAGCGGGTCTGTGCTGATAACCTGGATTGCGCCAACAACTCGCGCCGATGGAAGCCAGTTATCTCCAACAGAAATAGATCATTACACGATTTATGAAGGTGCTAATTCAGTTAAAACAGCAACAGGGTTGAGCGCAACAATTTCGAATGTATCTATTGGCACGCACGTTTACACGCTGACAACTACTGACAAAAACGGGCTTGAGTCGGAACAATCAAATCCCATTTCGGTTGATATAAAATGACAGTCAAAACAAAAGCATATTATCAGTCGCAAGCCATAAAACAGTTACATGGAGCTGTAATTGATTTCGGTAATTTGATTAAAATAATCAGAGATAATACAGCCGGTGATATTTCTCTCATTGAAACTGTTCCGGCAAGAGTTGCTACACTAATAGCGCAAAAAACTGCATTTGATAATCTCAGTATCCCAGATTCGTTTATAAAGTTGGTCATGGAAACAGAATATAAATACACAAGCTGGGATACTGACAAGTTGGATTTTGCGGCCATTTTTACTGACGCTCCAGCGCTATCTACAGCAATTACCAATAATATAAATTTGTTAACTCAGGAATTCAGCGGTACTAGTTATCAATTGACAGTTTCTGGAGATCTGAAAACTCAATTAGAATCTGCTCTGGATAACATACTCCAGTATTATGACTACTGATGTTATAACGGCTAATAGCACGGCACAGAATGCAACGGCAGATAATCTATACACCGGCGTAGATGATCTACAGCTAAAACAGAGCTATCTGACAACAAACTATTCAACCTTCACCTCAATGGAGGTTACTAAGTACCAACCTTCTGACCACACTAACGCCCTTGTAAAATTCACTGGTGTTTCAAACATACCTACAGGCGCGACAATAACCTCGGCCACCATTTATCTATATTGTAATTCTGGAAGTGGTAGTTACTACATAGACGCTTTTAATGTCATACAGTCATGGACAAATAGCGGAGCAAATTGGAATACATATGACGGAACAAACGCCTGGAATATAGCCGGTTGTTTGGGATCAGGAATAGACCAGAACTCAACAGCAGAATCGTATACATCTGTTAATGGAAGCAGCCATGGTTATTATTCATGGGATGTTACGTCATTAGTTCAGGGTTGGATAGATGGATCAATAGCAAATGAGGGAGTGCATTTCTGCCGACAAGACGCCGGCAACGATTCCAATTTTATAAGATTTACAACGTCCGAAGGAACAGACGGACAACGTCCTGAGCTAGTAGTTGTTTATACTTCTGGTGGCGGAGGAACAACAGTTTCACCAACAGGAATTTCAAGCTCAGAATCATTTGGTTCACAATCGTTATCCGTTGGATCTGTAACCATTATTCCTGCTGGCATTTCGTCAATAGAAGCGTTTGGTGTGCTATCTATCGTGAATGGAGGAGTTTTTGTTTTACCATCTGCGATTGCATCACAAGAGATATTTGGCGCATTGAGCCTTGCGCCTGGCGGTGTATTTATTCTGCCATCAGGAATTAGCACGCAAGAAGCATTCGGTTTAGCAGTTTTAACATCAAGCTATATAATCGCACCATCAAGCATTGATTCATTGGAGTTGTTTGGATTAACAAATGTAGCACCAGGAACAATTGTCATTCAGCCATCCGGGATAAGCAGCTCGGAAGCATTCGGTGCCGCATATTTAAGCGGCGGAACAATCATTGCTGGAAGCCTTACGCTTGTTCGAGCACATGTAGCAAGACGCTATCCAACGAGAGTTAATTGACATGGCAAATGCATTATTTGATTACGGTAGAGAATCGTTTTTATCCGGAGCCCTGGCATGGGGAACAGATACTCTAAAAATAAATCTTATTGACACTGGAACCTATACACCTGTTCTTGCCACAGATCAATATCTATCAGCGATCACTTCTGGGGCAATTGTGGCAACATCAAGCGCTCTTGCATCTAAAACAGTTAGCGCTGGAGTGGCTGATGCTGCGGATGTTACATTTTCAGCAGTAACTGGTTCATCAGCAGAGCAGATAGTGTGCTATCAAGATACCGGGACAGGATCAACAAGTATTTTGGTGTTCGATATTGATACTGCAACAGGGCTTCCGGTAACGCCAAATGGTGGAGATATCACGGTGACATGGGATAGTGGATCTAATAAGATTTTCAAATTATGAAAGAAGCAATCAGATTTATTATTCATAACGAAAGAATAGTTATGTTGATAAACGGTAAAATTTCAGCTGATTTTCCTCCAGAAGTGGCAAAGTCGCTTTCTATTGCGCTTAACCAGCAAGCGCTCATTATCGAAAATGAACAGAGGCAAAGACAAAACCTGACAGATCAGGCAATCCTAATGAGAGCAGGAATTCCTGTTGGGCTCGGTAGTGATAAAAAAATGCTGGAAGAAGCGCACAACGAGGCACAATGGAACAGAGAACTGAGGCGATATATGAAAAACGCACCAGGCATTAAAAGTAGAGAAATATTCGGAACTCCAACGATTGAGACAACGCCATGACATACTACATTGTCGGAGCTATTATTTTTGCTATTTCGATAGCTGCCTATTTTTTCAGATATTCATTAGGATCTTCCATATCCTATGGATGGAAAAGTGGTGAGCTTTTTAAAATTGAGCAGAAAATAAAAGCAATCACGAAAAAACGACAGAAACTTCTTGCCAGCCAACAAAAGCTAACTAAGCGCCACGAGGAACTGAGGTTCAAAGGGGGCAGCGATGTCAAATCCAGATAATCCTTCATATACATACGATATGGGAATTCGGATGATTTCGGGTTCCGATGTTACAGGTGGAGCATCCGCTGCTCAATATGCAATTGAAAATGATAATTGTCAGGCGGTTAGAGTATCAGTTAAAGGCGCAGACGCACGAATTGCAGTAGGTAATAGCTCTGTATCTGTAACGAATACAACCGGGATGTTGTTTCAAAGTGGAATGACCGACCTTCTGCGGCTTAAATCAACAGATACGCATATTGCTTACATCGGATCTTCAGCAACTATCAACATAGTTGAGTGTGAGTAATGAGCGACATTACCTCAACAGCATATCCTGTTGTTACCGACACTCAGACATCAGACCAGATTCCCATTGTACGTAGCGGTAACCTAAAAAAGACCACTATTTCCACACTGCAAACATGGATAAATGGCCTAATTTCTGACGCGATTAGTTCAGCTGCGACCGCAACAACGGCCAATTTCGAAGATGCAGCCAGTTCTATAAACACTACAGATAAATACCTGGGTAAGCCGGTATTCAATTCAACTACGCTCCAGCCCTTGTGGTCGTCTGGATCTGCTGCAACATCCTCCTGGGTCGATTACAACGGCTCAACAGTTTATACACCAGCGTGAGGCTATCATGGCAAAACTAACTACCAAAAAGCGAAAGTCTCTGCCAAAAGCTGATTTTGGGATGCCTGGAAGCCGAAAGTACCCTATGCCAGACAAGTCGCACGCGGCCAATGCAAAGGCACGAGCCGCGCAGCAGGAAAAGAAAGGCAACATTTCTCCAAGCACAAAAGCAAAGATTGACGCCAAGGCAAATAAAGTACTTGGTAAAAAGAAAGGCAAGAAGTAATGGGCCAAAATTCAAAGTTTGATGGCATTGACCTATCAAAAGTAGAAAAGCTAGCAAAGCTAGGCCTCACTAACAATGACTTGGCTGAATTTTTCGATGTCGGGATTGCAACCTGGTATCGTTGGCAGAACGCGCATCCAGAATTCAAAGAAATGCTGGATAAGTGGAAGGCCGAGGCTGACGAAAGGGTCGTTAGGTCTCTGTATGAACGAGCCACAGGCTACAGTTGCCCTGAAGATAAGATTTTCAACAATAATGGGGAGCCTATGGTGGTTCCTACCGTTAAACACTACCCTCCTGATACTGTTGCAGCTATTTTCTGGCTCAAGAATCGACGCCCGGATGAGTGGCGAGACAAGCAAGAGCACGATGTTAACGTTAAAACCGTTAAAATCATTGACCTGACGGGCGAAGATGCAGACACAGATCAGGATGAAAGCGCAGGGTGAAGTCCTTGCGAAATTCCATAGATCGAGAGCTAGGGTAAGTTTTATCATGGGGCCGCTTGGTTCAGGTAAAACCATTCAGGCTTGCCAAAAAATCATAAAGCTAATGACGGAGCAGGAGCCAAACAAAGAAGGAATTCGGCCAACCAGATGGATTGCCATCAGGAACACATATTCTGAACTGTTTTCAACGACAATTAAGGACTGGACTGGTCTTTTTGGTGATCTCGGAACTTTTAAGGCAGGAAACAAGGAACCTCCATCATGGAAAGCGCAATTTAGGCTTGATGACGGCACAATGGTTCAAACTGAGGTAATTTTTCTCGCTCTTGATAGGCCTGAGCATGTTAAAAAATTACGCGGAGCGCAAGCCACAGGGTTCTGGCTGAATGAGGTTAAAGAATTACCCAAAGCGGTCGTTGACATGGCTGATCTTCGGCATGGACGATACCCATCGATGGCTACTGGCGGTATTGGCCCTACTTGGCACGGAATGATTGGCGATACTAACGCCCCTGATGATGTTCACTGGTATTATAAGCTAGCCGAGGAAGATCATCCGGAAGGTTGGGATTTCTATCGTCAGCCTGGCGGGGTTATCAGGACCGACAGGAAAAACGAATTGGGGCAACCGATATTTGAGCCTAACCCGAACGCCGAGAATCTGAGTAACCTTCCGCCCGGGTATTATGAAAAGGGTATGGCTGGAAAATCATCTGACTGGATTTCGGTGAACCTGGGCAACGAGTATGGTTTGGTAGTCGATGGGAAGCCTGTTTACCCAGAATACAATGATCTTGTCCATTGCCCAGAGTCAGGCGTTAACTTCCTTCCTCATTTGCCCATCGGCATAGGATGGGATTTTGGGCTAACTCCCTGTATAGTAATTGTTCAGATTACTGACAGGGGACAACTGAGAATAATAGATGAACTTGCCGCAACAGATATGGGCGTAAAACAGTTCGCCAGAGACGTGGTAAAACCTTTTTTAGCCCAGAAATACTCTATTGCAAGTATTGGGCTTTCCATGGCTGATCCGGCTGGAAAGATCAGACACGAAACAGAGGCAAAAGCATCGCTTAACATCTTGAATGACATTTCAACAGATGACGAAGAACAAACCGTTCCTTTGGAAATGGGATTTCTGACAGAAGGAGCGCCAAGCAATATCATTGTGAAGCGTACAGAGTCAGTAAGACACTATCTGACAAAAATGGTTGATGGGCAGCCCGGCTTGGTTATAGATAGGCGCTGCAAGATTATCAGAAAAGGATTCCAGGGTGGTTATAAATACCGACTTCTCAACGTCTCTGGTGATGCGAGATACAAGGAGGAGCCAGAAAAGAATTTATATTCTCATCCTCATGATGCACTTCAGTATATCGCAATGGGCGCGCTTGCAGGTCGCATTCATTCGGTTGTTCAAGAAACATATGTCCCTCCACCAATAAGGCCTATGGGTTCGCGGAATGGATTTAGAGCAAATCAAAAAACTCGTTGATGCTGCTGATTCAAGCACGAGCGCAACCCGTGAAGAAGCCAGTAACATGTTGGTATTTGGCCGTATTAGCCAATGGGATGACATTATAGGGCAGGATGTTAACGCCGACTTTAGGGGGACGTTCGACCTAATCAAATCGAAGCGTAATCGCATTCTTGCTGAACTGTGGTCAAATCCTATTGACATTACATTCAAGGCAAAAGACGGTGCTGATCCTGATGCGGCAGAAACGCTTTCAGGGATGTATCGAGCTGACATGCTGAGGTCAGAGGAAGCTATTGAAACAGCCCTTCAGGATCAGGTGGATTGTGGATATGGGGCATTCCGATATGTAACGGAATACGAATCCCAGTTTGATGATATGAACAACTATCAGCGGATTCGCGCTGAGCCAATCAATGAGGCGAATAACGTTGTTTATTGGGATGCAAATGCAAAGAAAAAGGATAAATCTGATGCCCGCTGGTGCGCAGTACTTTCAACATTCACAAAGGATGGCTGGAAACAGTATTGCCAGGAAAACAAGTTAACATATGAAGAAAGCCCATCGCCCTTCAAAGACCCCAATACATCCAATGTTTTCTTTTGGGGTTCAAGCAAAGACCAAGTAAAAGTAGCTGAATTCTACTTCAAGGAAAAGAAGCGCGAAAAAGTCCTAATTTTCGAAGATCCACTGGGCCAGACCATGGCCGTGTATGCCAGCAAAGTCAAAGACGTGATTGACGAAATGGAGCAGGGCGGATTTCAACAGATTGGGCAAAAGTTCAAGGATCGCTGGATTGTTACCAAATATCTAGTTGATGGCAAAAGCATTCTAAAAACTCAGCGGGTGCCAGGCGAGCACATCCCTGTAGTTCCTGTTTATGGGGATTGGTCCAGGGTAGAAGGCCGGGAGATTTGGCGTGGGATCTACTGGGACGCTCAAGATGCCCAAAGGCTGCATAACTGGTCTATGAGTTATACGGCCGGTACAGTAGCAACCACACCACGGGAAAAGCCTGTCTTCTATCCTGGGCAAATACAGGGTCAGGAAATCTATTGGACTCAAGCCGGCGAAGACCTTCCCTATCGTCAGCTGAATGAGGTCAGTAAATTGACAGGGCAGCCATACCCTCCCGGCCCCATTGCGACTTCTCCGCCGCCCCAGATACCTCAATCTATTGTAGGCTTATTGGAGCTTACCCGTAGAGCTGTGGATGATGTTACTGGAACCCAGCTGGATCAAAACCAGATGTTGTCAGGGCAGGTTACAGATGCCCAGATCACGCAGGCGCGATCATTCCAGAACATGGAGACGTTCCTCTATCAGAACTCGTTCGCGCTTGCCATGAAGCAGGCCGGCAGAATATATGCATCCATGGCGGCTGAACTCTATGATGTACCCCGCGAAGTTGATATAACATTACCTGATGGTACAGAGAAGGATGTAAAGATACAGGAAACAGTATTCGACCCAGAAACTCAGCAAGATATTGTTTTGAATGACATTTCAAAAGGAAAATTTGAGGTTTATGCAGACCCGGGCCCATCATTCTCGACGCAAAAAGAACAAGCCAGGGCAGAACTGAAAGAACTGTTTACCGTTCTCCAGGGAACACCAGAAGGCAACATAATTCTGCTGACTTATCTTACTCTTCTTGATGGTCCAAAAATGGATGATTTGCGAGAATATGCGCGGAAGCAGTTGATATTGCAGGGCATAATTGAGCCAGAATCAGATGAAGAGAAAGCATTTTTGCAGCAGGCACAGCAATCACAGCAGAATCAAGCGCCGGACCCGATGTTGTTGGCTGCTCAGGCAGAAATCGGTAAGGCTCAGGCTGACCAAATAAATGCGCAGACCAAGCAGGCCGATGTGCAAGTGAAGGCATTTAAAGCACAAACCGAGCGCATGAAGACAGCAGCAGAAATACAAAATCTTGGCATTAAAAGCACTCATGCCTTGCAAGAAATTACGGGCACAAAACTGGATAACGTGCAGAAGCTACAGCAGGTTCTTATGCCGCCATCCATGAGAGTTCACTAAGCGAGTAGGGCGCAAATCCCTATACCGAGTATGGCGGTTTCCATATAACGTTAAATAGAGCGGAAAATCTATGACACTGGAAAATTTAGAGCAAGAGCAGAATCCTGAAATGGATGACTTCCAAGAGCCACAAGAAACATCCGTGGAGACTGAGGAGCCAGAACTTGAAGGTGAATTCGAGCTTGAGCTTGAGGGTGAGCCAGAACCCAGCCAACAGTACACACCAGAAGAGGTTTTGGTCCACAAGCTGGCCAAACAGCGTAAGCGCGCGCAGTCGGCAGAAGGCGAAAACGAGGAGCTTAAAAAGCGCCTTGCAGAGCTTGAAAGTCGAATCTCTCCGCCTCCAACAAGTCACTCTGACGCTCCATCCTTTCCTCAAATGTATGAGGATGGGATCGAGACAAAAGAGCAGTATGACGCGGCGATTAAGAAATGGTGGGCTGATATGGACACCTATCAAAACCGCCATAAAGGGGCTGAGACTGCAAACCAAAACGCGAAGGAAGAATATCGCAAACGCATTGAAGGCTATACGAAAAGTGTAGCTGGAGCCGCAGCGAAGTTCGCCAGCGAAAACAAAATCTCAGTTGACCGTGTAGCTGATGCACTGAACACAGCAACGTCTGAAATCGATGAAGCAACAGGCGTTGAGGGAAGCATGGTGTATCTTCTTGATTCTGTTGGTGAAGGTAAAGACCGTGTTGGTTTTTACCTTGGTACGAACGAAACCGCCAGAGAGCAACTGAAAGGGCTGTTGCGAAAAGATCCAAATGGATTATCTGCGATTGCTCACATGACGCGCCTGGCCGAAAAACTGAAACCCAAGCAGCGAAAACAAGTCAGCCGAGCGCCGGAGCCTGATGAGTCACTGAAAGGTGATGCCGATACCACTATTGAAGCTAAAAAACTCCAAGAACAGTACGACAAGGAGGAAGATTTTAGCAAGCTGGTGGATATTCGGAGAAAGGCGAGGGCGCTGGGCATAACGCTCAAAACATAAGGTGATTTATGGCTAATTCAACAGGCAAGATCATTGCCACCTTTTTCGATGAAGTGATGAAGCAGATGGAGGACAACGACCTCTATACTGCGTTGACCGATGTCGATAACGTTTCCCCTGGCACTCTCCAAAACTCATCCAATGTGTATTGGAGAACCGTGGAACAGCAACGCAAGTCGATTTCTGGCTGGGATTTGACCGGAAAGGAAACCGGAACAATCGAACAGTACTACCCGCTGACCCTGGGAACCCCTCAGAACGACTTCATGGAATACCGCGTTGACGATCTGCGAGACCCTCGATTCATGGAGCGTTCTGCTATTGCGGCGGCCAGCACTCTGCAATCTGATCTGAATAAGACGATTGCTGATCTGATCGCTACCACTGGCACGATGTACTACGAATCAAACTCTACCGGGTTCGATTTTGTGGCAGAGGCCGACACCATCATGACAGAGCGTCAGATTTACACTGGAATGGGTAAATACTTTACTCTTCCGCCTCGTGTGAATCTGACGCTCTGTCATGATG